TAATACTAAAGTAATTAATAAAAGTAATAAAGAATTAACCCAAATGAAAAAAGAGCATAGGCCATTAAATGATTATTTATATAAATTAATTAATTTAAATGCAAAAGAAAGACTTTATTTAATAACTAAAAATATAGATTTACCATTTATAGATGGATACAAAGACAAACAAGTTAAATTTTTAAAAATAACTGACCCATCATCTTATAAAAGATATCAGAAAATAGCGTCTGTTAAAAATTATAATTACAGAAAAAAACACTATGACAAAAATACTCCGTTGAAAGTAAAAGCTAATACAATAAACAGAAGATGTAAACACGCTCAAACTATAATCACCCAATGTATAAATTCAATCAATAAATTAGTAGGTGATATAAATGCCTAATGATGCTGAAATAATTATTGATATTGATGCTGAAACTGAAAAAATTGATAAAAAAATAGATAAAGTATTAAAAGAATACTCTGAAAAGAAAATTGAACTAGATTTACAATTAAAAGACCAATCACTTTTAAAAAGGCAATTAAAAGAATTAGATAATCAAATTGATGTCCAATTAAAATTGAAAGATAAAAAAGCAAATGATAAATTAGAAGTATTTAATAAACAAAATAGGGAATATATCAATGAGATAAATGAGTATAAAATAAAATTGAATAAAATGAATAAGAATATTCAGAAAATAAATT